ATAAAGATAATAAACTTAAAATAAAAATTATTTAAACACATAAAGTTATGACATTATTAAAAGAAAGACTATTAGAAGCACAAGAAAGAAAAGAGAATGATATTAAAAACTTTACATGGTTATATCCGAAAGATAGAGATAATGGAAATGTTCAGAATGAGGTTAAATTAGTATCTTGTACTGAGGAACAACTTAAGGGTTTTTATTCCCACTGTAATAAAATGTTATATAATGACTCTAAGGAAAATCCCGGAAGAGTTAATGTGTTAAAAATAATTCAGGACCAAATTACAAAGATTGGAGTCGAGTTAATGCTTCGAGATTTCGAAGCTAAGAATGAGAATTTCGATAGATTCTCTTTCGCATTATCTATCGATGAGTTCTTGGAAAAGAATAAAGATGTAGATCCCAAAGTTGCTACAATTAAGAACTTTATTAAGGTAGCTAGGAAATATGAAGATTTAACTTTACATTCTGTATATGAAGGATGTATTGGGAAATTGGGATTGTTTGAGAATCCTCATATCACCAAATCTTTTATTCTTAGAATGGGGCTATGGATGAGTAAAATGGCTGGAGATCATAAGAAATTAAAAGAGTGGGCTGAGTTAAATAAATTATCCAGCTTAAATCCTATGGATAAAGTATATAAATATTTAAGACTTAAAGAACATGATAAATTAAGATCTAATCCAACCGGATTAACTTTATCCCAGATAAAAGGGATGTTAGAAATTACTAACCATCCTAAAAAGTATAGTGAATTAACTACAGAACAGCTAACAACTCTTAGATATAGGGTATTGTTAGACTTAAGAACTAGTGTAAGAAGTCATATCTCAAGATGGGAAACTTTAAAGCATCAGATTGAATTGGTTGCTGAATCCAAAGGATTTAAATTACTCTAATGATTTATTACGTAACAAAAGCTTCTGAACTATATAAATCTAATAGATATACTATTATATCCCCTGAAGAGTCGTTAAAATTACTACATCCATTAAAATATGTAGGAACAGATACTGAAACTGAAGGATTAGATTGTCATAGTAAGAAACTTTTATCTATTCAATTTGGATGTAGGGATTTTCAAGTAGTTATAGATTGTACTACTATAAATCCCATTATATATAAAGATTATTTAGAATCCGAAAGAATTTTTCTTTTATGGAATGCTAATTTTGATCTTAAATTCTTCTATAAAATAGGAATTTTTCCAAATAATATTCGAGACTTGATGTTATCTGAAAAAGCTATATATCTAGGATACCCTTCTGGTATGCATAGTATGGCTTTGAAAGAAGCTGTCTGGAAGTATTTAAAGAAGAGTCTAGATAAATCTGTTAGAGGGAAAATTATCACTCAAGGTTTGAATGAGGAAACTATCGTATACTCCGCAGAGGATGTTGAGCACTTGGAGGATATAATGATTGCTCAACAACCAGAATTAGATAATCAAAATTTAAATGTAGCACTTAAATTAGAAAATGAATATGTTAAGGTAAACGCTTATTTTGAATTTTGTGGAGCTAGATTAGATATTTCTAAGTGGAAGGAGAAAATGAAGAGGGATCAGGAGAACTTAAATAAAGCTAAAGATATCCTCGATTCATGGGTTGTTGATTGGGAAAATGATAGAATATCTAGAGAATCTGAGTTAGTATATTTAGATGTTTCCAAATTTAGAGGGGATAATGTTATAGAAGAAGATAGGAAAAAATTAAAATTTGCAAAGAGAAGAAAAGAGTCCGACATCAGAGAGAAAGATGGCACCTTAATTGCAGAAGCATATGAGAAAGAAGTTAAGAGGAAGTATTCTAGTATAAATACTCAGGGAGATTTGTTTTCCGGGTTTGATTTAACTCCTAAATGTACTATTAATTGGAAAAGTTCTGCACAAGTATTACTTCTCTTTGAAGAATTAGGTATAAAGTGTTCTACAATAGATCCGAAAACTAAAACTTCTAAAAAATCTATAAACGAAAAGGTTATAGCACCACAACAGAAAAATTTTCCGATTATTGAACTATATCTTAATTTCAAGGAAGCAGAAAAGTTAGTAGATTCTTTCGGACAGAAATTTTTGGATTTTGTTAATCCAGCTACTGGAAGAATACATTCTACTTTTCATCAGTTTGGCACAGATACAGGGAGATTGTCGTCTACAAGTCCTAATCTACAGCAATTACCAAAGGATGCACTTACTAGATCATGCTTTGTAGCAGAAAAAGGGAATAAATGGATTAGTTGTGATTATTCCGGACAAGAAAGTTTCATTATGGCATCTCTATCCAATGATTCCGCTATGTTAGATGAGCTACTTAGGGGATCAGGAGATCTACATTCACTAACAGCTCGAATGGTGTTCGAAGAGATACCAGATGATACACCACTTAAAGAAATTAAGACAAAATACCATGATCTCAGACAAAAAGCTAAAGGTTATGAATTTTGCTTTAATTATGGGGGAAATGCCTCTACTCTAGTAAAAAATTATGGGATAGATGAGGATTATGCGAAATCTATTTACGATAACTACATGTCTGGTTTTGATGGTTTATGTAGATATCAGAAAAATCAGAGAGATTTTGTTAATAGATATGGTTATATTATATTAAATAAACTAGGTCTTCGTGCTCATATATATGACTTCTCTGATTGGGAATATTTAAAGCAGAATAACCCAAGAGAGTATAGACAAAGGAAGGCAGCTTCAGAAAAGCAGGCAATCAACTACAAGATACAGGGCTCAGGTGCTGCAATGTGGAAATTGGCAATGGTAAAGATATTTAATTATATCAAAAAGAACAATTATCTAAATATAGTTAAACTATGTGTGCCAGTACACGATGAAGTCAACTTAGAAGCACCAGAGAACATAGCAGATGAGATAGCCTCTGTAGTAGTAACTGCAATGAAGTCTGCTGGAGTATATTTTTGTCCAAATGCTCCCTTAGATGCTACTTGTGATATAGGGGATTTTTGGATTCATGAATAATATAAGTTAATTATATGGTAACCAACGAAGAATTATCTCTTAAACTTGATCAAGTTCTTAGAAATCAGGAGGAATTAAAAACAATAGGATTATTTATAATTCAAATCTTAAATAAATTCATAGAACATGAGAAAGGTCCAGAAGATTTTATCAGAAATACAATAGCTAATATAGCCGGAGATGAAATAGAATGGAATAGAAGAGGACAGTATATAAAATAAGTTAATATGATAGAGTTAAAAATACTTCCAAAATTTTATGATGATATTATATATAAGGATAAGAGATTCGAAGTAAGAAATATTATAGATAGAACATTTAAACTCGGAGATCTAATTCTTTTAAGAGAATATTACAAAGGAGAATATACTGATCGAGAATGTATTATAAAGATTATATATATTCTAAAAGATCCTGAATATTGTAAAGAAAATACATGTATCTTTGGATTTGAATTAATTACCACTAATCACATATAATGAAAAAAGAAGATAGAATAAAAGAGTTAATAGAACTCTGGAGAAAAAATAATGGGAGAGGTAGAATAATTCTCCCTAATCAATTTGGGAAACAATTATTATTATCTAAAGTATTAGAGATTTTTTTAGATAAAAATCCTTCTTCTAAGGTATTTATTATAACTCAAAACTATTCTTCTTCTTATCAATGGAATATGTGGTTATATACTCAGAAGTTATATAATAAATGTAAAGCTTATAGTATTTCTTATATATTAAGTAATTTATCTACCTTTACTAAATTCCCATTCTTGATAATTGATGACGTAACTAATGAGAAAAGTTTATACAGTATTTTAAAGATTCCTTATAAATTCTTATTATCTATAACTTCTTTTTACGATTTAAATTATTTAAAATCTCTTCCAATTGTTGGAGAAATTACTAAAGAGGAAGCAATATCTAATAAATGGATTAATAATTATAAAGAGTATAAAGTTATTATAAATGTAGATGATTTAGATTTATATAAAGAGCATGATCAGAAATTCTATAAATATATGAAACTATTTAATTATGATCTTACTCTAGCAATGAACTGCTTATCATCTAAAGAAGTAAGAGAAGAATTTAGTAAACTTAAGAACTGTAAAATAGAATTAGTCAATGCTTGTACTTTTGGAGTTTATAGAGAGCTTAAATGGAGAAAAGATTTTGTATTTTTCCACCCAAAAAAGAGAGAATTAACTGAAAAGATTTTAGAGTATAATAAATTTAAAAGAGTTATTATATTCTCTCCAACTATAGAAGAGTCTTATAAGTATGGAGATATTCAATACAATAGTAAACTATCAGATAAACAGAAGTTCGAAGCATTGAAGCATATAAATTTCCCAAGTCCGATATTAGTATCTGCTGTAAATGATATTTCTCATGAAATAAAGTCGCAATTTGATGTGGAAATTATTACATGTAATAATTCATCTAATATATTAAAAGAGAATAGATTAAAATTAATAAAAGAAGAAGGTAAGATTTTTACATTTGTTATAAAGAATACTATGGAAGAAGCTTGGTACAAATTAAGTACTTTAGATAATGATTATATAACAATCACTGAGAAAATGCTACAAAGAGTCTTAGAAGGAAAAGAAATCTTAGAAGAAAGAATTGAAGGTCCGGAAATGATTTATAATTATTAAATATTTAACATGAAAGAATATAACACTCCGTATGATGAGTTTGGTTGTGAACATGGTCCTGGATGGTACGGATTAGTTTATCCTATTATATTTGATATAGAAGAATATAATAAGACTCATCCAGATAAATCACAACAAATAGAAATTTTTCAGATAAAAGAGAAATTTGGAGAATTATGTATTTACTTAGATAATGCTCCAGAAGATATTAAGAAAAAAGTTAGAAAGGCAGAAGAATTATCTAAGAAAATATGTGAAGTATGTGGTTCTCCTATAGATGTAGTTACATATTCTAAAAATGGATGGATACGTACTCGATGTAAGGATTGTAAAATTTAAAAATTATGCCATACTACAGAATATTAATGAATTGTACAAAACTTGCAGAAGTTGAGGTATATGCTAAATCTAAAGAAGAAATTATAGAATTCTTTGAACGTAATGGTTATATAGATAGAGATCCTGAACCAGAAGAGTATGAAGATATTGCGTATTGTAATAGTATAGAAGATCTTGTAGAGGTATCTACTACCGTAGATACATACTATGATGAACCAGTTATATATGAGGATCTTGAATCTATAACAGAAATTTCAGATTGATTTATGCCATATTACGATATATCGTTAACCATTCCTTGTGATGTAAAAGTCTCAACTACTGTGTATGCAGAGTCCGAAGAAGAAATTAAATGTTTCATAAATAAGGGCTATATAAATAGAAATGCTACAAATATAATTGAAGATATTGGTAACTTTTATAATGCTTATGATTTAGTTGAGCTTGCTAATATAGTTGATATAGAACCAAACGCAATTGGAGAACAATATATAGATCTTATAGAAGAATTAAATTAACACTATTCCATTCACGTAACATCTAATAAACTAGAATTAACCGTGCTTGTTTGTGTTATATTGTATAACAATATAAACAAACATTAATGGAAAAAATCTCAATCTCATTAGATCGTGAATTAGATCTAATGACACAATATAATCTATCAGCCGAGGAATGGTGGATTATACAATTATTATTTCTCGCTCAATATCCTGAGGGAAGGATAGATCCTTTAGAACGATATAGTAAAATTATAGGTGGATTTAAATATGATATAATTGAATCTCTCCAATCTAAAGGAGTATTAAAAAAGATGAATATTAAAAAAGGAGATCATTTTGAGATAGATGATTTACAGTTTAATTATGTAAAAGGTGAAGATAAGAAAACATATCCATTAGATATTCCATTCACTGCTAATTTTATTAAGTCTTATTTAAAACATTCTGGGGAATTAGGGAAGGAATTGTTCCTAGAATACCCAAGTTTTATATACATTAATAATTCTCCTGTAAATGCTCGTAGTATAACGACTGGGAATCATTTCGGATCTATGGAAGATTTCTTTTTCTTTTACGGAAAGACTATAAAATGGAATCCAACATTACATAGAGAAATAATTGACCTGCTACAATGGGGAAAAGAAAATGATATGATAAAAATGGGGATTTCTACATTCGTTATTAACCAATCATGGATTGCTTTAAAAGAGGCTAGGGATAAGGGTATGGGATCGGTGGATATAAATACTCTTATATGAATTTAATTGATTCTTTTTATCAAAAAGTAGAAGAAGGGAAGAAAGGGAATAATATGGGTATACCATCCGGATTTCCTAAATTGGATAAGTATATATATGGTATACAAAGAAGGTTTATGAGCACAGTTATTGCCGATTCGGGTAAATTAAGTGCCCCTATTTAATACAAATAAATAGAAAACCATTTGAATTGCTAGGAACTCGCGAAGATTTAGTAACTAAAACATCAGAAGAAATTCTAAATGTGAATGTTAAAAATACTAAATTATGTGATAATTAGCAGCTAAGCTCCTAAGGATGTAATCTATGGAGAAAGTTCAACGACTATCTCGAAAGAGAGTAGGGCTAAGTAGCTCGAAGCAGATGGTATAATATTTTAATATTATAATGAAATAGTCTAATCTTACACGAAAGTGTAAGAGTATATATGGAAACGATATATACGTAATATAATTGGCAGGTAAGAGTTCTGTGGCCATATTCATGTATATCTATAAACCTTTAGTTTATTCCTTAGAACATCCAGAGATACCTGTAAATATTCTCGCATTAAGCTTTGAAATGTCAAAAGAAGTACTTCTCGCTAAACTTCTCTCTCTTTATATCCTTGATAAATATCATATTGATATTAGTTATTCTGAAATATTCTCATTAGATAAACCTGTTTCAGACGATAAACTTAAATATATCTACGATGCTAGGGATTGGTTAACTAAAGTAGATGATAAATTAACCATCTACGATACTCCTTTAAATTCCACTGGAGTATATAATATCCTCAGAGCATGGGCTGGATATTTTGGGAAGTTTGAAACAGACGATAATGGTGAGAGGTATATAAAGAATGATAGAAATCAATATTTAATAGCAGTATTAGACCATTGTAAGTTATTAAAGAATAATGGTTCCGGAATTAAGCATGAAATAGATGAAACAGCTAAACATTTTATTTATTACCGTAATCTGTGTGATATGACAATATGCGCTGTTCAACAAGCTAATAGACAATTTAAATCTATGGATAGAAGAAATTCCGAACATAATTATCTCGAATTACAAGATGCTCAGGATACTGCGGACATGACACAAGCATCAGAAATTGTTATTGGTGTCTATCATCCATTCAGAGAGAAGAAGGCTAAGTGTGAAGGGTTCGATATTAAGAAACTACGTGACCAATTTAGGCTAATTCAATTGCTCAAAGGAAGATTTGGACAATCTGATGTTGTTGAGGGTTGTATTTTCCAAGGAAGTATAGGATATTTTAAAGAATTAGATCCTCCCGAAGATGGAAAGAGATTTGATTACGATAGAGTTCTGAGAATGGATTATTTATTCGAAGAATTTGATAATCAACAAAAGAAAAAAGAAGAGTTAGATAGAGTTATTAAAGAAGATGAAGAAGATGAAGTACTTGAATTTAATTTTAATGTATAAATGGCTATAGTATTACCAACAAGTAAAATACAACCAACAGAAACTGAACCTAGGGTATTAGTTATATTCTCGAAGCCAAAATCCGGGAAATCTACGGCTCTAAGTTTATTAGATAATAATCTAATACTAGATACAGAAAAGGGAACAGTGTATATTGAAGCATTAAAAGTAGATATTTCTTCAGTTAAAGATATATTAGAAGTATGTAAACAAGTTAAGGCAGCAGGATGTCCTTATAAATATATAACTCTAGATACTTTAACTTCTTTAGAGGAAATTCTACAACCATACGCCTTAAGTTTGTGGAAGAAATCTAATGCATATAATCCAGAAAAGAATCCAGAACAACTAAAAGTAACTGATGTATATAGTTTACCTTTTGGGTTAGGCCAAAAGTATATGAGAGATTCATATTTAGCAGTAATCGGATTATTACAACAAGTATGTAAAAGAATTATTCTAGTATGTCATTCAAAAGATGCGAAAATAAATGAAAATGAATTAACTATAAAAGATATTGATTTAGCTGGAAAATTATCTGATATTATTGCATCTAGATATGATGGAGCTGGATATTTATATAGGGATATAAATGATAATACTATTATTACTTTTGATATAAAACAGCTTACAGCAGAATGTAAATGTAGAGTTCCTAGATTAGATGGTAAGAAGTTTGTATTAATCGAGAATCAAGATGGGAAATTAATACCTCATTGGGATCGTATTTATTCTTCCGAACCTTATAGTGGAGAAGATGTAGTTACTACTCCCCAGATTAATGTTACAGATGTTTTAGATGAAAAAGAATTTAACGAAGAAGATCAATCTGAAAATTCTAACATATCTGAAGAGGAATCTGAAGTAGATAAACTTTCAAATATAGAATTATAAAATGGAAATAGAACTTAATCTTATAGTTACTCTATCGGATAATTTAAAAGTTACTGGAGTTAGGATTAATAAACCATCCGACTCTTTTGAAGAAGCAGCTTCTAAAACTATTGCTGTAGTAACTCCTAAAAGATCTAAATCTAAAAAAGATCAGGATACAATAGTTCTGGAAGATAATAAACTAGTATTAACTCAGAAGTTATTAGATATAATTAATGCTGAACCAGGAGATAGATTACTAGTCTCTTTTAAAGAAGAGAATGGTATTTACTTTCCAGTAATTGCTAAATCAGAAGTTTTTGCGGATCCAGAATCTGGAAATAAATTAACTAAAAGTCTTACTCTTTCTTATAGAGGAAAACAGAGAGAACAGTTATTAATCTATGGTACAAAATTTAGATTCGAGGAAACTTCCGAAAATTCTAAAACATGTAAATTAATTGGAGATAAAGAAGTTAAAGCAGATGATAAAGTTATTAAATCTAATAAAGATATTGTAACTTTTGATTCTAACGAATCAGAAGATGATACAAAGAAAACTTATACAAGGGAATTAAAAACTCCTTTTGAAGTTACTTTGGAAGATGAGGGAGATTATGAGATTCCGACAGATCTTAAAAATTTAGATTTAGAGGGATTAGAAGAAATAAATCTAGATGATGAAACACTTTTTAATTTAACTAATTAATTTATTTAAACATTATGGCACTAAATTTTGGAGCAGATTTTAACAACGCGGGAGAACACACATTAGCTAAAGGAAGTTATTTACAAGGTGATAAAATTCATATTGTTAAATTAAAAGAAGCGAAAGCTGATAGACAAAAATTAAAAGATGGAAGGGAAGTAGATACTATCAACGTAGTATTTGAGGATGAAAATGGAGCAACTTTTGAAGATAGAACCTTTGAATTAACACAAGACTCTATTGAAAGAAAAACATTCGGATGGGGAACTTCTGCGTCTATGTATGATTCCGCAGTATTAAAGTTCCGGTGTTATATTGAACACTTCGCACCTAAATATAATGAAAAACTAATTAAAGGAGAAGTAAAACTTGAAATGAAGAGCTGGAAACAATTCCGGGATTCGATGGTTGCAATTCTCCAAGCTGTTATTAAACAAAAGACTCCTGTATGGTGTAAACTTAAATTAATTAAGAATAGCTCAGGATTTGCCAGTCTTCCTTTCTTTGCAGCAGTAGATAAAGAAGGAAATGCGTATGTAAACAATAACTTTATCGGCAATGTAGAAATTTTGAAACAACAAGATAGAGATATTGCATTTACTGCTTCTGAAATCAAGAAGATTAAAGCTAGAGAAGAAGCTGCTTCTGGAACTGCTACTTCCACAGAAGAATTAATTTCTTCTAATCCGGAGGAAATTTCGGATATTAATATGGAAGATTTTGAAAATATGACTCTGTAATGGGAGTTAACCTCAGTAAAGTAGATGTTTCTAGTCCTTTAATAGCTGATTACGATTCCGTGTTCTCTGAGAAGTTAACTCAAGAATTATTACTTAGATATAATTCAGAAGAAACTTATATGGAACATTATTTGGGAATTCCAGTTAAAAAAGGATTATTTAAATCCCCACTTAGAAAAGATAATACTCCTACATGTGCATTTTTTAGAGATAGTGCAGGAAGATTGGTATTTAAAGATTTTAGGGGCGATTTTTATGGAAATTTTATTGAGGTAGTTAAGTATAAATATAATGTTTCTTATTCTAAAGCGTTAGCAATTATTGCTAATGACTTTGGGATAAGAAAAAATATTAACTTTCCAGTTAATAAATCTTGTATAAAAGAATATACTAATTCGAAATTTGAAAAAACAGAGGGATCTATTATTAAAGTTAAAGTTAAGGATTTTACGGAAGAGGAATTAAAATGGTGGGGAAAATTTGGAATAAGTCTAAATACTTTAAAGAAATTCTTTGTGTTCTCCCTAGAACTAGTGTATTTAAATAATGAAATATTCTCATTTAGCACCTCTAAAAAGTTTCAGTTTGGGTATTACTATCCCACTAAGGATAAAGAGAAGCAATTGTGGAAAATTTACTACCCGATGAATAAAAAATATCGCTTCATAACTAATTATAAGAAAAGTATAATTCAAGGTATTCATAACATGCCGAAGAATGGAGAATATTTAGTAATAACTAAATCCCTTAAAGATGTTATGTGTTTATATGAACTTGGAATACCCGCAATTGCACCTAATTCAGAAAATCAGTTTGTGAGTGATGTTTTATATTCTAAATTAAAAGAAAGATTTAAGAAAATATTCTTGTTTTATGATTCTGATTTAGCTGGGATTAGTAATATGAATAAAATTAGAAAGAAATTTTCTGATATACTTCCTATATATATTCCGAGGAGATATAAGGCTAAAGATATATCAGATTTCTATTCTAAATATGGAAGTTTAAAGACTTTCGACTTAATAGAAAATACGAAAAGATTATATTTAAATGGATAAAGTACAAAAAATAGAATTAGAAGAATGTATAGTTGATATAGATGCTGCTTTACATAGTATTTCTAATTTTAGAAATAAGTATCATGATAGTGTTTTTAATACCTTAGAGATAATACATTATCTCGACTTAATAAAAATATATAATGATTCTTTAAAACATCTCCTAAAAAATTCAGTAGAAGGATAACGAATATTTAATAAATAGTAGAAAGATTTAAAATAATTTATGAAAGATTTAAAAATCATCTGTGATATAGATGGAATAGTTGCAGATTTTATGGGACATTATAAAAAATGGTTTAATGTAGATACATATCCATTTAGATTACAAGAGTATGCAATATTAAAAAACGTATACAATTTAAGGAATAATAAGAAATTTTGGACAACCGTTCCTAAATTAAGAGACATTAATTTCCCTATAGTTGCTTATTGTACTAAAAGAATTAATTCTAAATCATATACTAAGGAATGGATAATTAAAAATAATCTTCCTGATAAACCTATTTATCAAATGGTATGTTATTCAGGTAATAAATCAAGGTTGATTAAGGGGAAGTGTGATGTATTTATTGAAGATTCTATAGCTAATTTTATAGAGTGTAATAAATCCGGAGTATTTACATTATTACTGACTACTCCAGAGAATAAATATTACGATACTCCTCTTAGAATTGATTCATTAAATTACCTAGATATTATAAATAAATATAAAGGATATAATTATTAAATTATGGAACTCTCGCGATCAGAATTAGAACAATTAGAAGTTGATGAATTATTTAAACAATTAGCCACCTTTAATTGTAATTGTGGATGGTTATTATATGATATTTCTAAAACTAAATATAGATTTAATAAACAAAATTATTTAAATATTGCATACGGATTAAATCAATCTACAATAGCGCGATATAAATCTTCCACAGATTATGCAGATATAATGGATTTATTTAATAGGAATTTATTTAGAAATATTATATTCGAATACTTAGACATTTATTTTGGAGAAAATTCTAGAAAATTTAAAGATCTAGTAGTAACTCCAGAAAGCTGGACATATATTCATATTACTGTTCAGGATGAAAAATGTAAAAATGATATAGAAAGGGCTTTGAAAGAAATACTTCCAGACTATGTAGATTATATTTCTATAGAAATTGTAAAATAGGATAAATATGGTTGAATATAAAGATGAATATGCATCGAGTATAGATAGTGCTATTTTACGATGTTTAAATGCTTGTACTTCTACTAATGATAAAGAGGGATTTTTAAGTCTCATACATTATCTCAAAGAAAAGTATGAAATCGAAATGTATGATATTGAATACTATATTCTGTGTGCATTTCAAAATGATTCAATAAATAGAGTTCTAGGAAATGTATATGAGAGTATATTTAATGAAATAATTAAGAGTTTATTAGATGATGATGCTTGTGATATATGCAATTTCATAAGTTATCATATCTTAAATACTAATTCCGGGTTTGAATTGTCTATAGAATATTTTACACACCAAAATTTTTTAGAGGGAAGAAAGTTCTTTTTTTGGTTTAGAAGAACTTCTTCCAGATATTACTATACATGAAACTATAGATGGAGAACTGCAAGATAGAACTAATATCTAAAGAAGTATAGTAAATACTTTAGCTATAAAATAACTAAAAATAAATATGGAAATTGAATATAAATCAGAATATAAGACTTTTGTAAATGATGCTATTTTATCATATTTAAATAGCTATACCTCAGACAATGAAGAAAAAGGATTTTTAAGTCTTATGTATTATATTGCAAAAAATCATAGATCTAAAATACAAGATATTAAATACTATATTAGAGAAGCATTTATAAATTATTCTCCAAATGGATTAGATAATATACTTAAATGTATATTTAGTGAAATGATTAAAGATATAATGGATAAAAAAATTTATAATACATGTAATGTATATAATAACATATCCTTTCGTGCTTCATATACTAACGCAAAACTAGAATTATTTGTAGAACATGGTACTTATGTAAATTATCTTGAGGCAAAACAATTCTGTTCCGAATTAAAACGACTTCTTCCAGATATAAATATATTTAATACTATAAATAGAATAATTCAAGAATGAAAACATTTATATTTAAACTATATAACTAAAACAGAAAATATGCTTACATATAGAGAAGAATATAAAGAGTATCTAGATGATAATATCCTGAGATGTTTAACTTGTATCCAAACTGATAATGAGGTAAAGGGATTTTCATGTCTTATTCATTATTTAAAGGAACGATATAGAAGCAACTTATTTAATATCAAATATTATATATTGAATAACTTTAAACCAACTACGATTGAAAAAGCCTTAGGGGAGATATATAAAGTTACGTTTATTGAAATAATTAAAGATTTATTAGATAATAAATTTAATGAAATTTGCAATTTTGTAGACTATTCTATTCTATATACTAATTCCAAGTTTGAATTATTTATAGAATTTTATACGGATACAAGATTAATGGAAGGAAAGGAGTTTTTCGATAATTTAAAACAACTTATTCCAGATATTATTATACATAGAACTGTGAATGGAGAACTTCGAGACTGATTTAATATCTAAGGAAGTACTATCTAAATTTAAGATAAAAATATTATCAATAAAGAGTTTAGATATAACTGATGAAGTATATTTTTCTGATAAATATTCTAATTATATATCTAATTCTAAATTAAAACTGATAAATCCTGATGAAGGAGGATCGTTTAAAACATATCTAGAAGGATTAAAATCTAAATCTACTGAATCTCTGGATTTAGGATCAGCGGTTCATGAGTTAGTTCTACAAAATGAATCATTTGAATTAAATTCTTATATCAAACCATCTGGTAAAATTGGGAAAGTTATAGAGGTTGTATTTAAATATAGAAATAAGGGATATTCCATATTAAATGCAATTCGAAAAGCTTCCGAAGAAGTTTCTTATTACGTATCTCAATTAACTAATACAAGAATATCTAATATAATCTCATCTGGATTTAAATACTATCTTTATTTATATAAAAATAAAGAT